CCGTCGTATTACCATCGAGCGCCTTTTTAACTTCACCCCCGCTAAATGCAGCGGCGGCGCTTTTGGCGGCATCTTTAAACTCGGTTGCAATCTTATCGGAAGCCTTTTGAGCCGACTTAACCGCCTCATTGTTTACTTCGTTTATCTTATTAACCGTGGCTTCGAGGTCGCCAGCGTCGGCTTTGTACTTAATTAAAACTTCAGCCATTATGGTGTTGCTTATAGAACACCTCAAATTTAATCAAAAAAACGTCAATATCGGATTGCATCAATTCTTTAAACTCGAGAACATTACCGCCCGCGATGTGCATCACTTGTTCGCGGAACTTGTCTTGCGCTTGCTTTGCCCTTCGTCCCGGTGAGAACTCAGCGCCGCTAAGGTTTCGTGTAGCTTTTGTATTTGCACTCGGTTGTAATCCCATAATGTCGTTAACTCTTCGGGCGACAAACGTAACAAGGGTTTCAGCGGCTCTATATCCAAACCTGTAAAAAAATCGTGCGACCCCTCCTCTGCCATCGCTTCAAATAGTTTTAGTTTCGATTGGTGAATATCTGGATTAATAACCGCGGGGTTTTCGTCCGAACGTATTACCCACGTTGCGGCAATGTTCAACAATAGGTCGCGGTGTATTACCGTATTTTGCCTTTCACGGATTACGTGTATGTATGTAGCAACTAAAGCGGCGTTGCGTGGGTTCGTTAAACCAGCGCCTAAAGCCTTTTCCATTTCGGTTAGTATTGCTTCCATTTCAGAACCCGATAAACCGCTACTCAAGCGCTCAAGTAAACTCATGCTCATGGCAAAGCGTTCGAGTGGTAACGATGTTTCTTTAGGGAATCGATAGTAGCTAAAGCCGTCCTTTGTGAATAGTTGTACTAAGTTGTATTTCGGTAGTTCGGGGTTCGCCTTATTGCGCGAAAAAATTAATCGCAGTCGCGCGCCTAATTTGCTGAATGATGTGGTCAATGTCATTGTTTACTTTTATGATGCTACCGCTACGTAGCTGTATTATACACTTTTCATCTTCACCGCTGAATACGTGGCTTATATCGTTTACGTTAACAAGCACCTCAACGAATCCAATATCGCGCTCACTTAATTCGCGTAGGGTTTCATCCTCGGTATCGAGCGATTCGGTCAGGAACGCTTGGCAGAGGATGAACCCAGTCATATCTAACTCCAATAGTCGTGCGGGCATTCTGCATCTTTTACGCGCGTCTTAGCTGGTAGAAAACAACCGCACGCCGTACAAAGGTTTAAAGCCTTATTGCGATGCTGGCATAGGTTACAAATAGGCGTGCGCGTTTCGCTTAACTCGTTCGCTTCCTTGTTCGATGTTACCCAAAGATACCAGCCGTGAATTATTGATTTTATCCGTTGCATTCTACGCATTCCATTAAGTTAACTACTTCGGGTTCTTCGCTGATTATTTCAATGTTAGCCACGCTAAAGCTAATACAATCGTATTCCACTTCACAAATCGTAAACTTATTGCACCCGGCTAACTCGAGCGTGTAGCCTTGCCCGTTATCTATCTTCGCGCCCGTAATGGTTAACAGCCCGTCAATATCGGATTCGGCGTTAAACACTTGCAGCTTATTCGTGGCATTGCTCTTTAACGTTATGGTGTAGTTAGTTTCGGGTTCTACAAATCCGAATGCTATACCGCCATTACAGTAAGCTACTTGAATGCCTGAATCGAAACAAGGTGAACAAACGCTCATAAATATCTTTTAAGTATTGCGTTTACAAAGTAACGAAAACAATCTAAAAAGTCGGCACGCTCAGAAATGTTTTTTCGATTGCTCTTTATTATTTGCCCGTCCGCGTTGCATTGCACTTGCTTTGCATCGAAAACAAACCCCTTGCAGTTTTTACTATTAACGCGAATGTCGAGTTTCTTTAACGCGGTATTGCAATCAATACGGCTGTTAACGTGGCGCGGGTTTGCTGGTATTATAATTTGATTATCGGCTAACTTGAGGCGGCGTTTAATCTGAATGTATGCGCTGGAGTTGTCGCGTTCCTGTATTGTACCGCCTTTGCCCATTGCATCGCCCGTAATCCTTAAAAGCCCCGTTGGTATGTTCAATGCTTCGACCGCATCGCAGAACGCATCTATCGAGCCGCGCTCTATCTTTATTTCATCGACTACCGTAGCCGTGCTGCCAACGTTTTGAATAACCAAAGCGCAAAGAGGGTTAATATTGAAATCAACGCTTATAAACGTCGGTAAGTGCGCGTTATGTGTTGCACTATCGTCGATGTGCTTTTCATCGCTCCAAGCGTATAAGAACGGGTTTGCAACGTCGTCTAATACATCCCAGTCGCCCTCAACGAATCGAGCGTATTGAATAGGCGGCAATTCTTTTAACGCGTCTAAGTATTCGGGCGCGATGTGTGGGTTATCAGTTATGCGGCTCGGTATGTACGCCCAACGCTCGGGTAATGTGTTTTCGCGGTATCGGTTGTATATAATCGACTTAACCCAATTTTGCGCAGGATTGCACGTTGCGAGGCAAACGATAGGCGGCTTACCGTGCGCCTTATTCCATGAGCCTATACGTTCCTGAACTTTGTAGAACGTTACTTCCTGCAGTTCGTTTACTTCATCTAAGCCCGCCCCGTTAATCTCTAAACCTCGAAAGCGATTTAAGTCTTTATCATCGTCAAACGATTCTGCCATAAACATAAGCTCCGAACCGTTTGTAAATGTTATAACGTTCGTTTCCCTATTCCAGTTCTTTACGTAACTACTTACCCCGTCCATCATTATCGAGGCAAAGCTCGGGAACGTGGTACGCTTTAGGTCGGGTAGGCTTTTACGAATAACAGCCCACCGGCTACGCGGGTAGTTTAAACAAAGTGAGGTTAATGTTAAAAGTAACCAATACGTTTTACCGCCTCGAATCGCGCCCCCGAAAACAATAACGCGCTTACTGCCATTAACGGCGTAATCGAACGCGGTCGTTTGTGTTTCGGTTAGGGTAAAATTCATTCATTCGGCTTGCTCGGTTCGGTGCGTATGATAACGAGCGGCTCGGTCGTGGTTATGGTGTTTTCTCCGTTATTGCTCCAGCGTCCTCGCTGCCTATTCGCTAACCAATGTTTAGCCGCCGCCGTGTCAGAGGGTAGCTGTTTGCGTAGCTTTACTACTTCGCCGTCCTTAGTTACCGCTTCCTCGACTATCGTAACACCTAACGCACGTTCGTACATGGAGCGGGCTACTTTAGCGTCTGCGTCCTCTTTTCCGCGTGTTAATGACTCTAAAAATGTGGGTTGGTCGCGTTTCCAATTGTTAAACGTCGCCTCACATATATCGAAAGCCGCTGCCATTTGCACGTCGTTAAGCCCAAGCAAAGCAAGGTTAAAAGCTCGTTCGTCGTATTCAGGTTTATAGTCGGTTGGTCTACCTAACTTTTTCATTATTCTATCAATTCGGTTTCGGCGTTTGTGTTTTCGCGTATCTTATCGAGTTGCTCTCGGTTGTTATCGTAGTGCCGTTCTATTCGTAGGCGTTTAACGGTTTCCCACTTATCCGCTCCGTTTGTGAAATATACCCGTAGGCGCGGTATTCCTAACTCCTTTGCCAGTTCGTATACCTCGCGGCTAAAACGTTCGTTACGGGCTGTAATGATGTAAACATCGTCGCCGCGTGTTATTGCACGTTTGGCGACTTCTAAGCCCTTTGGCGTATCGAGTACGCCGTCAACATCGAACGATAGCCTCATTTTTTCTTGCGTGCTTTGCGGTATTTCTCAGCCTCGGCGTATGCTATCGCTATCGCTTGCTCGTTTGAATAACCTTCGCTAATTAGCTTGCGAATGTTCATGCTTATAATCGTTTGCGTATCTCCTTGAAATAGTGGCATAGTATTACAAATTTACAAATTATAAGTGTCGATTCGTTTCTTTACCATTTCAATAAAGCGTTCCATCATTGCCGCGTAAAAGCTGTTGAAATCCTTATGACCTTCGGGCGCGTGTTCAAAGAGAACGTAAAGCGTTGAGCGTAGGCGCTGGCTCGGTGTTTTGCTTCCGAGTTCTGCGGCATCGAGTTTAAGGTTATTGAGTAGCTGTTCATCGTTATAATTGAACTGTTCGCCCTTAAACGCCATAACA